CTGCATACTTCTTTATGAGACAGAGATCCTCTATATGTAGATTATGTCCATACCTCTTTTGAATCTCTTTGTATTTTTGATTTCTCATCTTGAAGTTTCCATATTTTGTCCAACAACTTCCAGGTCTAATTTTATCCTTATCCAAAGGTTGACCTTGTTTTAATTTTGGAATCGCTAGAGCATTTAGAACGAAGTAGGGCATGAGATGCCAGTCGCCGGTTGTATACATGTATGAGTCGTAAACATCAGCTTCAGAAAATGCTGTCGCTGTGGCTGTGACATCTACACCTTTGGAGTCTAAATAGTTTTCCTGAAAAATGTCCCAAATATGTCCATGTTCATGGATTGTGTCGGGGATTCCTATGGGACTTGGATCACTCAAAATGTCTTTAATGTATTCCTTTGGAGTTTTGAAAACATCTTTTTCGTCAAATCCATCTAGATATGAAAAAAAGTCTCGGATATTACCATTGCATCGGAACGCCGCACTTTCAGCGAGGGTTGATCTATCATCCGTCAGAGTAAGTAACTTTTCGGGTTTGTGTCTAGGTATAAAAATTGTCTCAAAGTTTGGAAACATACACATATTAGTTGAAGTCACCACGAGAGAACCACGCGTTACGCGATCACCATCGGACACTTTCTCCACTATGGATTTAAAATCGGAGTCATAGTATTCAATAAATGCATGTTTGGGTGCCGTTTTGATAAATGTGAGGAAGTGGGATTTAGACTTTAGATGTTCTTTCTCAATCTCCACGCTATTCCATTCATTCAACACGGACTTCAACACATATGTCTTTCCAACACCCGTTGAACCACATATGAATACATTCTTCTTCTGTTGAATGTATTTCTTCAACAGGTCAATCTGCTTCGTGTGAAGTGTGGCAACAGGCTCTTCCTTTTTTTGTTCAACTATTTTAATGAAAGAGTCCATCGATGACCTTACTAATCAAGCCATAGATTTGGTGCTCGAAAATGACGCACTACAAGAACGTATCGTAAAACCTTTAAAAAAGAAAATTTTACCATATGCGTTGTGTGCAGCTTTAACTAACATTGCTGTACTTATTCTTTTGGTATACCTTGCTCAACGTCTATCTGTTCTTCAGAGACCGCTGATTTAGCGTCTTCCTCTTCCTCTTCTTCCTCCTCTTCTTCCTCCTCTTCGGACTGCATCTCTTCTAAAAGTTTAGTCTTTTCGTCATACTCACTTTTAGATTTGATTAATTCACCCCATTTGCTAAATGGACCACCCTTAGTTACAGATTCGGTTACGTTTGCAACTTTTAATTTTGGTATGGCCCTAACATCCAGTATCTCTGGTTTTGTAAACATATTGTCCAGAGGATACTCTTTTTCAAACTCGTTTAGAATACTGATTGGTACAGCTGGTGATTGTTCAATGAGACGATCATACTCTGCCTTGCACTTATTCACAAAGTCTAAACCATTTGCACTACGTTCACGTCTTGGTAAGGCTAACATCAAACGAATGTTACGAGACAGGAGACCATACGAGAGAGCTGCAGCTTTGTGATTTTCCATTAACTCGTTAATCTTGAGGAATTGCATAATTGTGGCGACGAGACCAGCAATCAAGTTAAGACCACCAATGATAGATGGTACAGCAGTTTTCATGCTATCTGGAAACTGGTCCTGGGCAAAGTTCGCCGTACCAGTTATAGTTGACAAAACGATGACAGGTAAAGTAAACTTCATGGAGAGTGACTTGTACATGAGAAACGCCTTGTGATTCATATATCTGTAACATCCAGCAGCCTCACCCCACTGCCTTAATATAGATTCGTGTTGGTCATTCCAACTTTTTTCTCTTAAATCAAGTTCTTGTTTTCTTAGTGACGAAGGAACAATACCCCCAAAATTTTCTTCGCTCATCTTATAATAGATGAACATAATATTTTGGATTCACCTGATTTTTCTCATCGCCATTCTCGTGATCCCATTCACGAATGACCGACGTAACTTGGAGTTTTACTCCATACTTATCCCATTTTTGTTCTATCATTGGTCGGTTAACGACGACACATGTGCTTTAACGCAAGCCGAGATGTACGTGACAGGTCAGCAGAAAGAGGAAACCTTTATGCACCGAGTAGTAAGCCCTATATATAAAATGGAAGACAACGAGGTGAACAACTTGACGAAGACTGTTTTCTTCATGTTATGGGGTTTGGTACAGTATCGCCTTGGTAGATTTGATATGTTTATAGATGATTTCAAAGATCTGCTGTCTGGTAAGATCTCAAAGTGATATAAAGATTCGCTTCTAGTAACAAGTAGAAAATATGAGCAATTCTCGTTACGAGCTCGCGCAACATGAAGCCAATCTTGGACATATTGAGGGTCAGAGAAAGATGATGGAAACGAATTACATGAAATCTCTCGATCTTATCGAGAAGGAGATGACTGAGATTGATAGGCGCATCGGTGTTGCTAAATCCTCTGTGAAGAAGGAACTGCTCACGAAGCAGTATTCTTACCTAGAAGATATGATTGGTAAGCTAGATGAAGAGTTTGAAACTAAAAAGGGAGAACTTGAGGAGGTCATCAAAGAGACCAAGGAACGTATGAAAATTCTCAATGAGCAGATGAAGAAGGAGCAGAACTCTTTAGAGTATAACATTGATCAGCTCAAAAAGTACAAGAATAACCCGGGCACCTATAACATGACTCAAGTTTTAGAAAAGGTGGTCAATTCTCTAGAGATTTTGGGTGAGCAAAAGAAAAAGAAGAAAAAGTCTACTTCTTCTTCGTAAGTTCATGAACACGCTTCATGAACTCCTTATTACGACTCACCTTGGGATCCGCTTTGATAATACGGAGTAAAGCAGATGTTGGTATCTTGGGGCTATTTCCCTTTGGTTTGGGTGTGGACTTTAATTTTTTACGCGCACTCTGAATCTGTTTCACAGATGGCATTATACTTTAGGTGAATATTTAAATTTGTCAAAGAAGTGAGTGCTCACTCTGAAATTGTGGTACATAAGCATACACACAGCGTCAGCTATATCATGCTTTCTCTCGTAAGGGATGTCAATTTCTGTGTATTTCTCCGCAAGACTGACAGTCCTCTCCTTTCTCTGGTCATAGTTTAGATGTCTCATACCGAAATGTGTATGCATGCTCACAGGTGAAATCAAAATCACTTTATCTTTGAACATGTAATGTAGAAGTATCTCAATATTCGTAAAACCACCAGGTGGTTGTCTCTCTATTAGAATCGTATCAGCTCCATCAAATATTTCACGATGATCCTCTACAAATAAAGGAACTAGGTCAACCATGTCATTTGTTTTGATGTACTTGTAATCTTCCAGACTCACCTTCTTGATGTAGTCAATTTTGATTTGAGGACCCTTACCACATTCAGCTACGACGAGACCCATATTGTGGTAGCCAATATCTATGGCCAATACCTTCATGTCTTTATCTGAAAGATTTTCCTTAAGTATAGTATATGAAGAACAAGACAAAGACTCAGCTTCTCTGGGGTGCCCTAGTCGTACTTGTACTTGTCGTACTTTACATGTACCAAAATCCTAAAGTGGTTGAAGTTCCGGTAGGAGTTCCAGTCATGCCCGTACCACCCAGACCCATGGTGTCCCAAGAGAGGCCTCGTAGCCCAGAATTTAGAGAGCCTCCCATCAAGCAGTACAAACCTGGTCACATGCAGCAGATGGGTGTCCTCATTGGTGAAGGTGATGAGACCCTACCCCTCTACGGTAAAGAGGTGAGGGGTCGTCGTGATCGTTACCACTATTATACGACTACTGGAGGTGAAAACTTGTACCCACTTCCTGTGAGTCATGATTCTCGTGACTGCATGGATGACATCGGGTGCCAAGAGTTATATGGAAATGAATCAGTCTCGGTGACTGGCAAAACTGGTTCATTCAATGTAAACTTATACAGAACAGACGATTTTTTCTAATCGCGTGTAAATCTATGTCCAAGATCGGTTCCTACCATAATCGTGGAGAAAACACTAGAAATGCAACATACGAGCATAGCCACCATCATTGGTGGACTTTTAATAGGTATTTGTGTAGTAGCCATAAACATCATAGCACAACATAAACACGAACATATTAAAGAAACTAACGACGAATCATCAAGATCCTTATTTTTATCAAAAGCAGTGACTGGTGAAGTAAAAATGCTTAGACTCGCACCCATATTTTATTATACTTCAACAAAAATTATTTCGTAGAGACATTACAATATCCACTTCCCTACCCTGTAACCCCGGATTTCTTATGAATTTTCTCTTCATTCTCAAGAGTTTCAAAATAGTTTCATCGTCCAAGTCCTTAAAAAAATCTACGAGTTCTTCCATATCTCTCAGACCCATATCTTCTTTCTTTGCCTGAACATATGGCCATGTTTGTTCTCTAAGTGTTGCAACTTCCTTCTCAAGCTGTCTAATGCGCGGAAGAAGTACTTTTGTGATTACCGCTCCAGCTTCCATGTGTTAACATTGATTTATAACTTTAAGACATGAAACGTTAAAATAGTAATGATAAGGTCCCTCCTTGCTAGACCCACCGTGAGATGCAAAGCTCAACACAGTGACGAGTTTCATCGTAAACTCAAAATAACTGAAATTAGACGTGTAGCTCTCCAACAGATGTATGAAGCTCCAACACTCCGCGAACCGGAGAAACTTACAACGAGACAAATGCGTTTAAAATTGATTCTTCACGAAGCTCTTGACATTGCCCACGCCATCTGTGAACACCGTGATGCAAACACAGAAGAATGTATGTTAGCTTGGGAAATTGTTGATGAAATTGATGATGCCGCGACTAGGGCTGGTGTCAGATACCAATAATTTCCTTGATGTATATTAAATGGATCTCAAAGAGAAAGTAAAGAAGATGGGTCTCAGGGTAACCAAAGATGTTAAGGGTAAGAGGGTAAAATTGACGAAGAAGGAACTCCAAGCTAAACTCGATAAGAAGAAGAGAAGTGGTTCTGGGCCAACCCTTGAAAATCAAGCTAGAGACGCAAAGAAGTTCATCAAGGTGTGTAAGATGGTTCTCAAAGAGGCTGAACCTAACGTTCCACGCGCACCCAGACCATCTAGAGCCGCCGCTGCCCCTCCACCTCCTCCCCCACCACCTATGCGTGCGCCTCCACCACCAAAACCAGTCATCAACAATGCACGCGCTAGACTTATGGCCAATCTTAGAGCTGATCTCAAAAGAAGAGGACTTGCCACCTAAGTCCCATAATGTAATTACGTATTTCAAGTAACAAAATGTCTCTCAACATCGAAAAGAAGCAGTTCCTCAAGAATATCAGTGGGGGTCTCCACGTTCTCATGACTTGTTCTTACAAAGCTGATGAGATCGGTGCCAAACCAGAATGCCCTGTTGAAGAGTTTATCAAGGATAGGCTCATCACACGTAACATGAGTGTCCCTAACGTTTCTCGATATTGGTTTTCAGAAGCAAAGTTTGATACGATGGTGGACATCGCGCGTGATGAAGATCTCATCAAACTTCTCAAGTATTTTGATGACATTGACATGTACATGAAGCGTGTCTACCACGAGGCGCAGCCATCTAACAGTTCAATGAGTGATAAAGATTTTAAGTTTGCATCACTCATTCATACTGGGGAGTTGGTAACTTTTGAAGATCTACTTAATCACGAGTGATTTCCATACGGTTGAAGGGTGTGCACCTCACAGTGGTTGAAGTACCGCGTGATGAGTTAAGGAGTACCTCTGTATCATCTTCGCTATAAGCCCTCGCATCAAAACCATCAATAACACGGACTGACTTGAAGTCATCTGTCACTGTTGTTTCCTGATCAGTGTGTTTGTGTTCTCCCATGTAGTCACACTCTTTGTAGTAGTGAACACCTGGGGCACTTGGATCTATGGGTGGAGGTTTGTTTTCTTCTTCTTTTATCCCTAGATCTTTCTTGTATTTGAATAAAAGGTAAAATATCAAAAATACGATTGGAATGATGATTAGACCAAGCATCTATTATTAGTTTACAAATTTAATTCCAAACCTCTTTGACATAAACTTTTTGACACCCTCAAAGTCTGGATAACTCCAGAGATACCAACGTGACCAGAATCCCGCTCCGTCAATACCAGTGATTTTCCAATCCTCCTTGTCACTGGAATTGACATCAAGCATCATTGTTTGAATTTTCTTTGGATCTCTCTCAGCAATAATACGTCTAGGAACTCTTCCACCGTGCCTAAGAACATAGGAACGCATTCGTGAAGGTGTTTTATGTTTTGTGTAGTCTGAGTACCCACTGGCCCCAAAGTCAACAGTTCTTCCATCTTCAAGTGTGGCCCTGAATTTCTTTTTGCGATCAGGACTTCTTGTGATTTTGACCTGCATGTTACTATTTTAAAATATTTTAAATTATAAATGGTATTTGATCAGTCAAAAATACAATTCGTAACAAAGATAGCTCCGGGAATACGTGCGTTATTTTCGAATACTAGGGAGTCAAATCGGGTGGGGAGAGAACCATCTAGTGATATAGAACGTTTTATTAAGAAAAACATACTTATTCATACAGATGAAGATACGTATCATTTTTCAGTTGGAAAGTTTGGATTGTGTCTTAAGATGTTAGGAGAAGATGATATACACACATTACTCACGTTCTTTGACTCTATAAATATAACAATTCAAGATGTATTTAGAGAGGCAGATATAAATGCTCTTTATTTAACTGAAGATGAACTCAGAATAAAAACACTTATTGATAATGGAGATATAGAAACTTTTAGAGATTTTATGTACTATTAATTACTTACGGCACGCGCCGCAATATCCCTCCTTCTTCGCTTCTGGGAAGAAGAAGAGACGCTCATCACCACGCTTGAGGCGGTAGAGGTGATCGTACATGTGGAGCAGACCAATCGCGAGAGCCACAACGGACACAGCAGCGCGGTTCACCTTACGGACGGTCCAGGCATAGGCCAAGAGGAGACCGATGAGGGTGAGCTGGACGATGGTGAACTTGGGGAGCGCTGGCATCACAAAACGATGCTCAACAGTCTTAACTTCGTTGGTAGGTTCAGGGGTATACTTTT